GTCTCAGGCACGTTGTTCTCATCCAACACGCTAGACAAAGCAGTGATGCTTGACAGGATATTGGAAGCGGTCAACGTGATGGGGGCCAGATCAGTACCCAGGTTGAACGCGGCAGAGATTGCACCAGCGGTAGCGCCTTGGTTGGCGGCAGCGCCTTGGTTGAAGTTGGTATACAGAACGTCTTTGTCGATCTGAATCTTCATCTGCATGGCGGCGTCGTTGGTAAACATGTCCATCAACTTAGGCTTGGCTTGCAATTCCAAAACGTTGTTTACGTTTACGCCAAAGTACTTGCCCTTGTTGATCACCAAGGTAATGGTGCTGGGAGCAGGCACTTCATAAGCCAGATTCTGGCCGATGCTGTAGCTGTTGATCGTGATGGTGGGGATCGTGTTAATGATCACGGTGTCGCCCATGCCGGTGATGTCACCTTGCCAGTCGGTGTTGGCAATTTCGCCAAAAACGGTGGCTGCATAGAATTTCTGGGCCAGCTTGCCAGACCAGAGGGCGGGAATGAACGAACCCGAATAAGCGGTGCCGGAATAGGCAACTTGACCACCGGGGGTGTTAAAACCGCCGGAGTTAATCGGATAGGCTGCTGCTGCGGTAATTGTAGACATGGCTACTTCCTTCTTCAGTTAAAAAACTTTGATGAGTACCGCCATGCGTTGGTCGTCTAACGAATACGGCCTTCGGCTGCGGCGGCGTTGATTTCTGCTTCCATTTTCACCGCCTCTTCGTTTGTCAACCGGCCTTTGTTCCACTCGTTGTAAAAATCCGAAATCTCCTGTTGGGAGTACATTCGTTTTTCTTCAGCCGAAGTAGTAGCAGGCGTCGAACGGGAGCGGGTCGGCGCTACTTGACTTTGAAGACTTGGCTGTCGCTGTTGCGTAGGAGGAGCAATCACGTTTCTGTACTGCTTGAAAATCGTAGCCGTTCTGGCTGCGTCAAATGCCTCATAAGCATTTGTCAATGCGTACTGGCGGGGTAGCCCATAAATGGGATCAACCTCTGCCAACCATGACAGGAAACCTTGGTCTACGTTTAAGGCTTCCCAATCAGGAACTTGTGCAGACAGCGCGGACAGAAACCGATCTTTATCGGAAACACCTTGCCGTTCACTCACGTTCCCAAGCTTGCTCTTCAGTTCATTCACTTCCGAAAGCAACTGACTTTCTCGGTCGCGGAATCCCGCTACTTTCTGTTCAGTCGCACGGTCGATCAAATCCAACAGATCAGAACCAAATGCTTCTTTGTCTTGTTCAGTGATAAGAGTCTTGGCCATACTCGGTTGTTCGTATGCCTGATGTGCTTTTGATGCGGCGGTCTCAGCGATTAGGGTCTGAACTTGGACATTCATTTCCTTCATCTGCGAGTGCAATCGTGGCACTTCTGCATCGTACATACCCTTGAGCGTAAGGTACTTGCGTTCCCACGTTTCTTCGGATACCGATTTTGGTTGCAGCTCTTGCGAGACATGCTGCTGCGGCATATCAGCCGGGGGTTGAGGGTCTAAATTTGGAACAGTCTCCGTGTTATCGGTCTGTCCTGTCATTTGGGCTACAAACGCATCTGCGTCATCAACTTGTTGCTGAATAGCTCGTGGCAATGCCATATCTCTATCTCCTTCGCTCCGACTACGCTCTAGGACTCCGGCTTTACGGTCAGTCCAAGTTCGCTTACGGTCTGCTACTTGGTTAATGTTGCGGTGTTTGGCTCCGACTTAACGGTCTGCTCATCACCTACGGGTTTTGGCAACCAGCGTTTCCGCTTGATCCACCATCTCAAGGAAATCCTTGAGTTCGAGGTTCCGGCCCTGGAGCCGGGACTTCATTTCTTCACCTGTTGCTTCGCCAAGTCTCTCGAGAGTCTCTTGACGCCGCGATTTCAAAAATTCTACCAAAGGTTGCATCTCTGGGGTACGCATCAGCGCAAGGCACCGAGCAACCCTTTCGTCAACCCTTATTTGCACATTCCATCCGTCTTTGCAGACATTTGGGCATACTCTTTACCGCCGCGTTTGCCCATAGCGTCGATGTTGCCATCGTTGCCGCCAGCGCCTTGAGTAGCCGGGCCTTTGGACATGCCGTCAGTTTTGGCAGAAGATTGTGCGTACTCCGAAGAGCGCGATTCTTTGGGTTGTATTGCTTGCATGGGTTTTACTCCTTTGTGTGAATGATATACGAGAACTTACCGTTGTCAACTACCAATACCTGCTGCTGGTGCAAAATTATTTGCTACCGGCGCACCGTTCTGGAGTTGTGCTCCTGGCCGCTGGACTGGAGGCGTACCCCCGGCAGCGGATTGCCCGTTCTGCTGAGCCATCTGCGCTTGCTGCTGTTGCGCCATTTGCGCTTCATTTGCCATTCGCTGTTTAAGGATTTCAACAGGGGGAACAATATGGTCAGGGTTGAGGTCAAGCGTTTTGGCTGCTTGCCGCAACAACTCTGCAATGCCTTCCATTCCGATGACTTGCTGGACAGCAGGACTTTGCAGGGCAATCTGAAGAAACTGATTCTGGCGAACCTGAGCCTGCTCCTTCTGCACCAAGGACGCAGCGCCCCGAGCGCGGACATTGACATCCCCTTTAAGGTCTGGGTCTGTGCCATAACGCATGTTGTAAAAGTACAACCGATCAATGGCTGGCTCAATAACCGTACGGTCAATGTTGGCGATCACCTGCTTGATAGATTTGCCAGCGTTGCTCATCAGCATATTCATGCCTGTAGCCGTGCGGCCTGCGCCGCCTGCGGGGCTGTCACCCGTCATGTACCGTGGAATGCCAGTGTATTCGTCAGCCAGGGTGGCAAACTTCTCATAGACCGCCATAAGTTCAGCAGCCAATGAATTGGGCTGGTAGAACTGCATCGGAGGGGCTGACCCCGCCAACGGGTCAGACGTGACCTGCCAAACCTTCCAGGGATACAACTGAGTGATGTTCTCGCCCTGAGGGAGCCTATCAATGTTGTACACAACCTGCGGGCCGCTGGCAATTGACAAGTTGTTAACCAATGAGCGAGCGGCAGCGTTACAGATGTCCTGGGTGTCCCGACACAAATCCGCTACAGAGTTACCCCAGAACGCGCCGGGGACTTCTTCGTAGGAGGCTTTGTAATACGGCTTACGCCCGAGGGGGTCGGCATTAACCACCGCTTTAATGACCCAGTGCCCGACCACCCAACCTTCGATGGGGTAATCCATCAACGGATCGGGAATCTCTTCCTCGGTCATACCCCAGTCCTTGAGCAGTTGCCCTTGGACATTTCCCCAGAACTGGAGCGCATCAATCAATTCAGACGGGTTCTGTTGCACACCCATAGTTGACTTGCCTTCAGCCGCAGCCTTGTTCATGTCAACATAAATCCAGTCGCGCAGACCGCCTTTGCCGTACTCTTCCAACACGGCGCGGATGGCTCCGTCGCTGTAACCTTCAACGCCAATAAGGGCTTGCAGGTCAGCACGCGCTAACTTATGACGTTCAATTATGAAGCCGTCATTGATGTCAGACGAATCCGCAGCGGGGTAAATGTTAAACGGATCAACCCGCTCCCACTCAAGGGTGAGCATGTCTTTAACATCAAGCGTGTATTGCCCGTCTGGAGAAGGCACCCACTGCATCTTGGGACGTTTGCGAACAACTGGCCCTTTCATGATGGCAGACGGAAAAGTCGTGATGTCGTCCAAGAACTCGGAAAACGCTACGTTCCAATTGCCTTCAAACAACTGATCGGACATTTTGAGTTCCATCCGCTCTGCCGTGCGCTTGGCCATGTCCTTGATCTGCGACATAGCCATGTCTTTCATTTCAAGTAAGCGCTCACGTACCTGCTGATCAGTTGGAGGCTGGCCCGTCATGTACAACTGTTGTACTTCCTGCTCTGCCTGAGCCATGATGCCCTCTGCCTGATTTGGTGGCAACTCAGGCACGGGGCTTGGCTGAATCGTCCACGGCTTGTCTTCCGCAGCAGTTACCAGGGTATCTTTGAGCCAGCTGGACGCCGCACGACACTTGTTTGACGTGAGCATCATGTAGATGGTGGCGCTTCCCTGCTCTCTCAGCTGGGCCAGTTTGTCTGGGTCGTACTCTCCGCGACGTGCGCGAACAGACTTAAGCATCTTGATCTCAGAGGTCTGCTGCTTGGCCAGCATGGCAGACATCCATTTTTTACGGATATATCCCGCAAGGGCTTGAACAACAGGCTGCGAATTGGCCAGTTGAGCGGCATCGCGCTGCTCATCCTGCAACGCCTTCAAGGACTTGATGGTGACAAGTCCCCCGCCAGCCACTGTGACTCCTGGCGCGGTGGTATTCGTAATGTTAAGTCCAAGTTGCATATGCGTCACATCTTTAAACTGTTAGGGGTGTAACCGATATCGGCAGCAATGTCAAGTCCAGACGTAATCAACTTTTTTGATCTCAACCGACTTGCGCTGCCAGGAATCCCCAGTTACGTTACCGTCTGCGTGCAGGCACGCATACTGGTGCGCATCTGCAATGTGGGAATGCGAATTTTTCTCGGGCTTATCGTCAGCCTCGCCATTTTGCCGGATTTTATACCGGTATCCGCCCCGAAGGGAAGCAATTAAATGTGTACATGACGGATCGACCAAGTGAGCGGGTTTACCATCCACCGAACGAGTTAACATCTTGTCCACTGCATTGATACGTGCCACAACACTGTTGGACTTAGCAGAAATTACCCGAAACCCCTCGGCCCGCAGGATGTCAAACACCGACCGCTCGTCAGTCTGCGCCCTCTGCTGTCCTGCCGGGTCACCCACAATCAGGACATTCATCCCCGGAAACCTGTTGGCCAGCATGGGTTTTAACTTTTCCCGGCAAAACCGCAGCGTCCCCATCCCCTCTGAGATCAAGTCGGCAAAGGTCAGGAACCTCCCCTGGGCATCAACCTGGTTGATGGTACACGCAGGTGTCAACCCAAAGTCCATCCCGATGATAAGTGGGTGTGTCTGAAGTTTGATGTAGTTCAACGCCTGCTTGGCAACGTGTGTGTCCCGGTCAAACGCCTTGAACACCGGCTGTCCGCTCAAAGATTTGCCGAACTCCCCGTGGACGTACACATCTATCCAGTCGTCCTTCTTGCCTTCGCACAGATTCTCGTAGTAATCGTCTGGCAGATACTGCGTCCAGTCAGCCTCCTGTGACAACCCGCTGGGCTGTATGGTGACGTGCATGTTCTGGGGCGGCTCAGTGAGCATGGTCTCCCAAAACGTATCCATGTCCGGCGGGTTGGTAGCCCCCCACACTTTATGAATTTGTTTACCCTGGTCGTCACACGCTCCAACGCCGTTCATTGTCTTATCGGGATACCTACCCAGACGACCGGTTAGTGCGTTAAAAATGTCAGGGTTGATCTCACGGAACTCATCCATCACACCGAACGTCAGCTGCAACGAGAGCAAGCGCCTCACGTCGTTGGCGTCATCCAGTCCACGGAACAAGACTTCGCACTCTACGTCGTCAAACTTCAACTGAAATTTACTGTTCGTCTTCTCCAGTATCCCAGCTTCTCCGTCTGGATACCACTTTAAGAAGTCCGGTATGGTCGTGTCCCACAGCATCTGACGTGTGTTACGAATGACGGCACAACGGCTACGCCGTATCCCATCAGGGGATGCCTTGACCCGTTTGGCTTCGTAGCCAATCTTGATAAGCGCCGCC